GTTCATTGTCAACGGCTTGGGTTGGTATCATTTCTTTTTACTTTGGTTCATCAGCAGGTAGTCAAAAGAAAGATGAACTATTACATCAGAGTACACCAACAACATGAAAGAAAATTACGAATCTGCATTAGCACACGTTCTGAAGAGTGAGGGATTATGGAGTGATAACCCAGCCGATCCAGGTGGTGCTACGATGAAAGGTATAACCCTTAGTGTTTATCGTGAATGGAGGCGAAATACGCACATTACCAAAGAAGAACTTAGGGTAATTCCTGATGAAGAAGTGTATAATTTATACAAAGAACTTTATTGGAATAAGGTACAAGGTGATAATCTCCCTGCTGGTGTTGACTACGCCGTATTTGATGCTGCTGTTAATATGGGCGTGGGTAGGGCTGCCAAACTCATACAAGAGGCGGCTGGAGTTACTGCGGATGGCGTGTTGGGACCTGCGAGCGTATCGGCTATTCAAAAGACTGAAGCTAAAGAATTAATTGAAAAGTTCAGTCAACTAAAAGAAGAATTTTATAGATCGTTAGGTACTTTCCCTACGTTTGGCGTAGGTTGGTTACGTAGAGTTGCTGAAGTAAAAACATTTTCTGAATCCATGTTAGGGTAAACCCTATGCCTTTACGCAAATTAACTTTAAAGCCTGGCTTGTATCGAGAAGGCACAAATTATTCCAACTCTGGTGGTTGGTATGATGGTGACAAAGTTCGATTTCGTGCTGGGCTACCTGAAAAAATTGGTGGCTGGACACAAGTTAATTCAAACACATTCAATGGAATAGCAAGATCATTATGGGTGTGGTCAAGTGCAACAACAGGTATTAGTAATAACTATATTGGTGTAGGAACCAGCACAAGTTATTATTTGTATTTTGGCGGTATCTACAATGATATTACACCGATTATTCAAACAGATACATCGGTTACTATAACAACCAATGGAACAACTACTGTTACTTTAACAGACAATTCATATAGTCCGAATGTAGGGGATTACATTAATTTTTCTACTTCTTATACGGTAGGTGGATACACTTTCTTTGGTAATTACCTTGTTACATCAACGCCTACTTCTACAACTTATACAATTACTGCAACAAGTGCACCATCGTCTGCAAGTGCAACCGTTACTGTTAATTATTTATATCCAAGTGGATTAAGTACTTATACAACAGGTACTGGATGGGGAGCAGGATCTTGGAGTGGAACTACAGGTTTTTCTACAGTTAATTTAACCAATCCTTTTACTACAACTGCAAGTAGTTATGTTGTTTCAGTTACGCAAACAGCACATGGCTTAACAACAGGTAATTCAGTATCTTTTTTAAGTGTAGCTTCCTCTGTTGGTGGAATACCTAAAGGTATCTTACAGCAGTCATATGCAGTAACAGTAACAGGAGCAAATACATATACTATAAATGTAACGGCTGCTTGGTCTCCTAATGCGGTAACTTCAGCAACAGGTGGTGGAGCAGTTACAGTATTTATTCCAGCCACATCTTCTACATCAACACCATCTGCCATAGGATGGGGACAAGCATCTTCATCAGGTAGTGCATCATCAGGAACACAATTAAGGTTATGGTCAAACGATAACTTTGGAGCGGATCTTGTTTTTTCTCCTCGTGGTGGTCCTATTTATTATTGGCAAAATTCCAATGGGGTATCAAGCCGTGGTGTATCTTTACAGTCATTGGCTAATCAAACAACTCTATTACTTGATTCAGTAACATTTAGTTCTGGATCGACTAGCATTACGGTAACATCAGCAAATGCACCTTATATATATCCATATATGTATATTTCTGGAACAGGTATTCCAGCAAACACTTATATCGTAGCCATGAATAATGTAACTGGTATTGGAACAATTAGTAACACAACAACGGCTCCTTCGAGTGGTAGTTATACAATTACTTATGCTGGTGCATTTGTACCCAATTCAACTTATCAGGTTCTTTCTTCTGAGGTGCAAGAGTTTTTAATTTGTTTTGGTGCTAATCCTTATAGTCCTGGATCACCTAATACTTCATTTAATCCTTTATTGGTAAGATGGTCAGATCAAGGAAATGTATATCAATGGATTCCAGAAATAACCAATCAATCTGGTGAATACGCATTAGGAAATGGATCTTATATTGTTGGAGCAAGGTCAACTCGTCAAGAGATTTTAGTTTGGACTGATTCAGCTTTATATTCAATGCAATATATTGGCACTCCTTATGTATGGGGATTCCAGCTCTTAATGGATAATATATCGATTATGAGTCCTAACTGTATGATTACGATTAATAATGTAACGTATTGGATGGGTCGTGATCGTTTTTACATGTATAACGGTACTGTTCAAACCTTGCCTTGTGATTTAAAACAATACATATTTGATAATATTAATCAAAACCAAAACTTTCAAGTTTTTGTAGGATCTAATGAAGGATTTAATGAAGTATGGTGGTTCTATGTTTCTATTGATGGAAACAATGGTTCTAATACTCAACCCAATTCTGTTATTGATAAATATGTTATTTACAATTATGTAGAAAATACTTGGGCATATGGAACAATGGCACGTTCTGCATGGTTTCAAACTGGTATTAATCAATTCCCTATTGCTGCTGACTATAACGGCAGATTGCTTTACCATGAAAATGGCTGTGATGATGTTTCTACAGGAACTCCGCAACCTATAACATCATATATTCAATCTTCTGATTTTGAAGTAAGTCCAGATGATGCAGGACAACATTTTGGATTTGTTTGGAGAATGTTCCCAGATGTGAACTTTAACGGTTCTACAACCAATAATCCATCTTTAACTATTCAAATTTTGCCAAGAAATAGTTCTGGATCAGCTTATGGAGTAGCGGCTAATCCTGCTGTAACCAGTTTACAAAACTATACCAATATTCCTGAATATACAATTCAGCAATTTACAGCTGAAGTATTTACTCGATTAAGAGGTAGGCAGATGTCATTCATTATTAAATCAACAGGTCAAAATGGAGTTGCATGGCAATTAGGAACACCTCGTTTTGATATTAGACCAGACGGCAGACGCTAGGTTTACAATCTGTTCAAATGGTGATATTATAAGGAGTATAAGATAATGGTAAATATTCAAAAATATAATGGCACTCCTTTAGCACCAACACCTCCCAACTTACCTGTTGCTCCAGCGACTTATGATGCTGGACATGACAATCAAGTATTAAGCCAATTGCGTTTATATTTTAATCAGTTAAATAATTACACTCAGGCAACTGCAACGCCAGATTATGGATTAAAAGGACAGCGACCTTTGGCTAATTTGCAAATAGGTCAACAGTATTTTGATCAAACTCTTGGATATCCTATTTATTGGAATGGTCAAAAATGGGTAAATTATGCTGGCACAGCGGTTTAATTATGATAAAATTATTCCAAATAACTCAATAGGTCGTGTATGAGTCTACCGTTAATTGCCAAACACTTAGAGCAGCATGGTCGTGGAGACGATACCCACTTAGTCCATATGACTACTGGGGAGCTTCAAGCCCTACAAAAATTGGCACAACAGCACGGTGGATCATTAACCATCAATCCAAAAACAGGTCTTCCTGAAGCTGGTTTTCTAAGTTCTATTCTTCCTATGGTGGCTGGTGCTGCAATGGTAGCTTTAGCTCCTGAAACTGGTGGATTATCTATGTTAGCTGATCCAATGGTCGCAGCTGGTGTAGTTGGAGCGACTGATTATGCCATGACAGGTTCATTAAAAGATGGATTAATGGCTGGTCTTGGAGCTTGGGGCGGTGCTAGTTTAGCTGGTGGATTAGGTGCTGCTGGTATGCAAGCTGGAGTTCAACAAGGTGCAGATGTAGCAAATACAGCTTTTCAACAAGCACAAAATCAAATATTAAATACTGTTCCTGAAGTTACTCAAGAAGAAGCTGTAAAGGCAGCGGCACAACAAACTATTCAACAGATGCCTAATTTAACTGCTGATCAAATATCTAATATGACTGCCAATTTAACGCCTGATAATGCAAATAGCATTGTTAAATCAGCAGGTATGGCAAATGCTGGCATGGGTGGATTACCACCAGCTGGATATGGTGCTCAAGTTAATCAAAATTTATCTAATATAGGTGCTGGTTTTAATCAAGCAACAAGTTCATTAAGCAATGCTGGACAATTTTTAAAAGCTAATCCAGGTTCTGTTGCCATGTTAGGTGGAACAGCTTTAAGTGCTTTAGGTGCATTTAATCAGCCAAGTTTACCAGTTCAAACATCTGGCCAGACTAATCCATTTAACATTAAACCAATATCACCAAATTTTCAAGGACAGTTCCCAGCACAGCCACAACCCTATTATCAAGCTCAATATGATAACTATGTAAAAAATCCTTACAGCATGGCTACAGCCAAACGTGGTGGTGTTATGAAATATTCTGGAGCTGATGGTAGCGATGTTCAACAGGGTTTAGCAATGATATCTAAACGACCTGTATTACAAGCTACTCCAGAACATGATAGCACTTATGTTGATGTCGATCCTGATACAAAGAATCTTGATGCTTATAATGCAGCCATGACTAATTTATTAAAGCTTCAAAAATTAGCTCATTTAGCACCAACCAAATCAGGTCTTGGAGCTGTTTCTCCTCTCGGTTCTAATATTCAAACATTATCGCAAGATCAGTTGGCGGCTGAAGCAGCACAAAAAGATATTCAAAAAAATAGTCCAGTAGTCAATACTGCCAAAGAAGGTGGATTACAAAGCCATTTAGGAGATTACTCTGATGGTGGAAGATTGCTCAAAGGTCCTGGTGATGGAGTGAGTGATGGTATTCCTGCGGTCATTGGTGGTAAACAACCAGCTCGTTTGGCTGATGGTGAGTTTGTGATTCCAGCAAGGATTGTTTCTGAGTTGGGTAATGGCAGTACAGATGCTGGAGCTAAAAGATTGTATGCCATGATGGATAGAATTAAAGAAGCAAGAAGGAAAGCAAAAGATATTGCAGCAGATACAAAGGCGTATAAACATTTACCAGCATGATAGTTTATGCAGATTGCGATCCTATAAAATTAGTAGAAGAGCTTGAACAGCTTCTTCCAGAGCATTATGATGAGTTGTGTGTAACAAAAGACTTTGATTGGGATCCTGATTATGATGCCTATCGAAAGTATGCAGAATTAGGCATGTTGCGTTGTGTTTCTTGTAGGAATGATGGTGAGTTGATTGGTTATATTATTTTTATGATTAGTCCGCATTTACACTATAAGTCATGTATTACAGCGATAGAAGATGTGTATTTTGTTAAAAAAGAGTTTCGTAAAGGTCGTGTTGGGATTAAACTATTTCAATATGCCGAACAGGTGTTAAAGCATTGCAAAGTAGATCGAGTGATTGTTCATACCAAGATTCATTTGGATAATTCAAGATTGTTGGAATATTTAGGTTATAAGCAAACAGATAAAGTGTTTACGAAAATGTTAAAGGATTAGTATGGGTGGTAGTTCTTCTCCAGCTCCAGTTCAGCAAAATGTAAATAATACTCAGATTCCTGATTATCTGGCTCCTTACGCCTCGAATATGCTCAATGCTACACAGGCACAGATATTTAATCCTGATATGACTACATTTAAGGCATATCAACCATATAGTACTAATCCATCTGATTATTTTGCTGCATTTAGTCCAATGCAACAACAGGCACAATCTACTGTTGCCAATTTACAAACACCAGACCAATTTAATCAAGCAAGTAATTTAGCTGGCACAGCTGGGCAAGGTGCATTAAATACAGTTGGTCAAGCTGGTATGTATGGTGGCATGGCTAACAGGGCAGGTCAGCAAGGTGCCAACTTATCTAATATGTACGGTGGTTTAGGTTCACAGGCTGGACAACAAGCTGCCAATTTATCCAATATGTATGGTGGTCAAGGTGCTCAGACAGGTCAACAATATGCTGGACTATCTGCTGGTGCTGGACAACAAGGTGCAAATCTAGGCAATCAATTTGCTGGTCAATCATCTATGTATGGCGGTATGGGTGCTATGCAAGGTCAGCAAGGTGCCAATATTGGACAACAATTAGGGCAGATGTCTACTAATCCTAATGCGGTTCAGTCTTACATGAACCCATATATTCAGGCTAGTTTAAATCCTCAGCTCCAATTATTGGGACAACAAACAGGAATACAAAGTGCTGGCGAACAAGCTGCCGCAACTAGTTCTGGAGCTTTTGGTGGTTCTCGTGAAGCATTACAAAATGCTTTAGTGCAACAGGGTGGTAATTTAGCTGCCCAACAAGCAATTGGTCAAGGATATAACACAGCATTTAATAATGCACAGCAACAAATGAATGCAGCTAATACTGCTGCTTTAGCTGGTAATCAACAAGCCTTATCTGGTTATGGAATGGGATTACAAGGTGCTAATCAAGCTGGCAATATGGCATTACAAGGTAATCAACAAGCATTGTCTGGATATGGTCAAGCAGCGTCTCAAGCACTTCAAGGTCTTGGTATGGGACTACAAGGAGCTGGACAAGCTGGTTCTCAAGCAATGCAAGGTTATGGCATGGGCTTGCAGGGTGCAGGTCAAGCAGCTAATTTAGGTATGCAAGGTGCTCAAGCAGGTCTTGCTGGCGTTGGTGCTCAACAAGCAGGATACGGACAAGCTGGTGCAGCTGGAACAAACTTAGCTAATATTGGTAATATGCAATTGGGTGCAACAGAAAACATTGCTAACTTGCAGAATCAATTAGGTGCTCAACAAACTCAAGCACAGCAGAATATCATTAATCAAGCTGTTCAAAATTATGCGACTGCCCAGCAATATCCATTTATGCAGTTAGGTGTGATGAATGCGATGTTGCGTGGATTGCCTACACAGCAGACATCAACTACCATGTATCAAGCTCCTCCAAGTACCGTATCCCAGTTAGGTGGATTAGGATTAGCTGGTCTTGGTGGTTTAGGTATGTATAACGCAGCAACAGGATCTAAGCGTGGTGGTAAGATCACATCAATGGCTACTGGTGGTGCTGTGCCAATGAATATGATGAGCGATCAACAGTTACAACAAGTTCAACAAAGTCCAGCATCAAGCCCAATGGCGAAAATGTATGCTCAAGACTTAAATCAAATGCATGGTTATATTCACAATAACCCAGAAGCTAGTAAAGTCATGTCACAACCATTACCTAGTGGTGGTATGCCTCCTCCAGATCAAATGTCTACAGCTCCGCAAACTCGAACAGGAGTAGCTGCTATTGGTACAGGTGATATGACTAAAATGGCTAGTGGTGGAATATTAGCATTTGCTGCTGGTAAAGAGGTTCCTCCAGCAGATGATCAATGGATGTCGGATTTATTAAAATCACAGTTAACAGATGCTTTTTCTGGAAAAAATACTGTAGCAGAAGCATATAAACCATTAGCAGAAGAACAGAAAGCTGATCTTGCACAACAACGAGCAATGGTTCTTCCTGAGTTTGCATTCCGTACAGGTATTGGCATGATGAGTGGTGCTGGTGATCGTACTGGCGGAACATTTGGAAATTTATTAAGTAGTGTAGGAACATCGGCTCTAGGTGCTGAATCTGGTATGCAAAAGAGTCTTGCTGATATTAATGCTGCGAAAAAACTCATGCAACAAGGAACAATTTCAGCTGCAACGGCAGATCAAGCTCGCAGAGATACATTACTTGGACAATTAAATCAAGCATATACAGGTACACAAAATGTTAAAGCACAATTAGCAAATGCTCGTGCAACTAAAGAAGCAGGATATGCAAGTGCAAATGCATATAAAGAAGCTGCTTTAACGGAAAAAGGACAAAATGCATTTTCAGGATTGGTTGAAAAATATACAAAAGATTTATTAAGTGATGAAATTAAACGATATAAATATGAGGCAAATCCAATGTTATTACAGGCAGATGCATATAATCGTGCATATGTAGGTTTAGCTCCAACATATCGTGATAAGTTAGGCTTACCTAGCCCAGCAGATTATGCTAAGAGTTTGGGTGTAACTTTGTCAGGAACAACTCCTGTAACACCAACTCAAACATCGCCTATAATTAATCCACCAAAAGTTAATTCAGCATTGCCAACAGTACCACAAGCCCAATATCATTGGGATCCTGTAAAAATGACAATGGTTCCAAATTAAGGGATAAAGTATGCCATCAGTAAGCATTCCTTATGTTGGGGTAGTAAATTTCCCTGACGATATGTCTCATGAAGACATTTCAAATGCAATTCAAAATCATATTCTTCCAAATGCACCACATCCTGCCGCTACTCAGCCTGGCTCAACTAGCCTAGCAGATACATTACAACAATCTATATTTGCTCCTGTGCAAGCATTATTTCCAAGTGTGGGAACTGAGCCAAGCACAATGGTAGGATCACTTGCAAAGGGTGTTCAATCATTAAAAGATATTGGAGCACAGGCAAAGTTAAGTGATTTAATTCCATTACAAGAATTAGATAAAGAAAATTATGGCCCAAATTTTGAAAGAGCACCAACGACTGGACCTCAATCAAGAGAAAATTTGTTGGCTACCAGAGAAAAAGTTAATCAATATTTAGGTCAATTAGAACAATCTAAAGCTAATGCTCAAGCGATTGATGCAAAGTATGGCGTTGATCCTTTATCTAAAAAGATTACTGCATTAGAGCAGACTAAAGATTTTAAAGATGCCAGCACATGGGAACAAACTAAAAAGATTGGTTCAGAGCTATTAAGTAATTTTACGGATATACCAGAATATATTGCTAACGTAGGTTTAAGTAGTTTGCCACAATCTATTGCTATGGCTGTAGCATCTAAAGTAGGTGCATCAGCAGGAATAACTGGTGCAATGGTAGCTGGTGGTGCTTCATCTGCGTTCATGGAATATGGTAATGAGTATGTTGATTTAAGAGAACAAGGATTTACTCACGAACAAGCTAATGACAAAGCTGCCGTTAAATCAGGAATTATTGGATTGCTTGATGCTGTTTCTTTAAATTCAGCTGGTAAAGTTGCTGAAAAAATATTTGGTGGCACAAGACAGGCATTAAAAGAAACTGCCAAAGACATTGGCAAGGAAATACCTAAACAAGCTGCTTTAGGTGCGGCTGGAGAAGGCTTTGGTTCTTATTTAAGTAATCAACCAGTTAATCCTAGAGCAGTAATGGAAGAAGCTCTTGGTGAGGTATTTGGTGCTCCTGGTGAGGCAATGTCTACTTATCAAGGTAAAAGAGCACAGCAAATTCAAAATCAAGAAGCTCCAGTTGTTAAGCCAGAGCCAAAAGGCACGGTTACTATTGGGCCTTCAACTCCTCCAGTTCCTTTAATTACTGAGGCAGATTTAGAAGAAGAACCATCAGGTCGACCACCAGTTCTACCAACTTTGCCTCATACTCTTGAAGAAATTATGGATAAAGGCGAGCCTGTTGAAACAAAACAGGAAGCTGAAAAAGCTCACAGCGATGGTGATACCGTTTATGGATTTCATGAGCAAGATGAAGAACATCCTGTATTAATTAAAGACATTGACCAGTTAAAAGGATATACACCTGATCAACTGATGGTTGTTCCTAAAGAAGAAAAACCAAAAGAACAAAGAAAAAAAGAATCTCCAATAGCATCATCTACTACATATAACGTAAAAACCGAAGATGCTGGCACATTTTTAACTCAAGTCTTTAGAAATAAAGATGGCTCTATTGATATAATGGATGAAGATGGACAGGTTATAAAAAATAATAAAGAATTTGCAAAAGGAAAATCTGATGCTGAATTATTGGCTTACCATTTTGAACCATTAGGATATGAATCTCATGAAGTTGTTCCTAAAGAAGAAACGCCAGCTGAAGTTAAAAAAGAAGAAGAACAAAAAGAAGAAGAATCTACCAGTAACATTGTTACAGGTGTAGGGGTAAACCCTGAGACAATCAATAAAGTTATTGATGCTCGTAGTGCTGGAAAAGCAAAAGATTATATTAAAAAACATGGTCAAGAATTTTTTGATCAAGCCTTAAAAGATGGTTTGATTAGAACTTTTACCGTTGGTAAAAATACATTTGTTACTACTACAGATGAGGGTGATGATCTTTACTATACAAATACTAAAACAGATGATGGTAAGTATTCTTTAAAAGAAGTGCAAGATGCTGTGGATAGCGTTAAAGGTGAATGGGAACAATTTGCTGATGCTGACAAGTTTATTAAAAAATATCCAGACATGCTTACCTCGGCATGGAAAAGTGGATTTTTAAGAACAAGTGCATCTGGAACCAATCTTTTTGCTGTTTACAATGAAGAAGATCTTGAAAGAGCAAAACAGAATCAAGCGGATGAAGAAAATCCAATTGAAATGTTTAAACAAAATATAGCCGAAAGAGCGGCAGAAGAAAAGGCTAGAGAAGAAGAACAAGCGAAAGCACCAAAGACAAAGGCTGAACTTAACCGAGAACGCCAACAGGCTAAGAAAGAAGCTGCTGAAAAGAAGAAGCAAGAAGAAGAGGCTAAGAAAAAACAGCTAGACGAAGAAGCTGAAATGAAAATGCCTGAAGAAATTGAGGCGGAAGAGCTTAAAGATAAAATAGCACCAAATGAAACAAAAAAAATTAATGCAACAAATTATATTTCTAAGTCTACTAATGCAGAAAAACTTAATGGCTGGTCAAAAATAGATACATATAGTTCAATTATTTTGGTTGGACAGGAAGATCCTAATGTTAAAGAATTTACTCAGCATACTTGGACATTTAATCCAAAGTCTGGAACTGATGCTATGCGAGCACAAAATCTTGTGCAAGTATGGACACAAGAAAATCCTTTAAAAAAAGAAGAGCCTAAAGGCAAAATTAAAATAGAGCCTGTTGTTAAAAAAACACAGGCAGAAATTAATAAAGAACGACAAGAGGCTAAAAAAAATGCCACTAAAAAACCACAAGATTTTACAAATGATGAATTAGATTTAGCGGCAAAGATTGTTTATAACGGTAATGGTATTGAATATGAAAAATCAGTACTACCAATCCTTAAAAAATTACAGGATGCAGGGTTAATAAAATTACAAGGAACAAAAGTATTTTTAACTCAAGAATCCAAAGATGCTGGTATTCCAGAGGGCAGTTCTTTTAGTCAATTTTCTGATTCAGAAGACGTTAAAAACTTGCGTAATTTTTTAACTAAAGGACCCAAAAAAGAAGAAGTCAAAGTAGAAAAAAAGCCAGCTGAAGAACATATTGAGCCAAACAAAGTTGAGCCAGTTACTCCAAAGACTATAGAAAAGTCTATTGAAAAAGCTCAATCTAGAGTAGATTACAAAAAAATCAAACAGGCAATTTCTAATCAATTTGATCAGGCCATCAAAAGGGCTACGATTCAAACTGAAAAAGAATGGGATGCATCAACTAAAGAACGAGATAGTTTTGTAAAGATTGACATTCCTGGTGATGGTAAGTTCAAGGTGGCAAACAATGTAGAACGTCTTGAAGATCTTAAGAAAAAACTTATTAACGCTGCCGCTCCAAAGACTGGTGGCATTCCAAGAGCACCAAGTGCTGCAAGTGTATCGTCTGCTGAGACTGCATTTAAGAACTTTGTTGAAGAGCAAGATTTTGAGAATGCAATTAAATACGCTGAACTCAAAGGCTTGGATATGAAAGAAGTCAAGTTGACTCCAGATCAGCGGAAACAGTTAGACAATTACATCAAAAATCCAAAGGCATTTGAAGAAGAGAAAGCTGAAGTTGAAAAACAATCAGAAGATTATGTAGAAGCTCAAAAAGAAAATGCTGTTGAAAAATTAAATCTTAAAGAAGAAAAACCAAAGGCTGGTCAAGTATTCCCAGCACCAGCAGTTAATAAAAAATTGTTTGAGGGCACAGATAAGCCCATTACAAAAAAACCAAATTGGATGGATGAAGGAGTATGGAATCAATATGAACGATTCCAGGCTGGTAATTTCTCTATGCCAACTGCATCATTTCAAGGTGCTGAACGGATTAAAAAAGGAAATGAGTTTAAAAAAGAAGCAGAGAAAAATTACAAAGAAGCGGCTAGGATATTCCTTAGATTTGCATCAACGGCTAAATTCCCAACGGCTCGTGCTGATAAATTGATATTGGAAAAAGGTTCTTACATCCCAGCCAGACCAATTGAAAAGAAAATTATTGGGGCATTTACTGAGCCAAATATTAAGAAGGCTGTATATGCATTGGTAGATCCAAAAGAAGTTAGAGAGGCTTTGCGTGGTGCTGTATTAGAACCAGATAAAACAGTCTCGACTGATGGCAAACGATTATTGATTGTTAATACCAAGAACGATGTTACTAAACCAACGATTGTTGATAAAGATGGCAAAGTAATTGAGGCTCAGATTGCTCCCTACGAGAAGGTATTAGAAAAGTATAAAGACTTAAAACCAAGTCATGGCGTTAATGCTGAAGCGTTGGGGGACTATGCTCGTGGAGTTATCAAAGGACACAAGTATGCTGGTAATACTTTTTATCCAATTACTTTGGTTGTGGGTAAAGAGAATTACACATTTAATGCAGAGTTTATTGAAGACCTAACAAACGCTTTTAGACAGTTGGGATATCCAGAGTTCAATATAGGAATTCAAGATAAGATGTTGAAAGCGGTATCGCCAGATGGAAAAGTAACACAGTTACTCATGGGTATGACAGAGCGTGATACCAACTTCATGCCATTTAATATTAATAACGGATATCCAAGTTTTACGAGCGATGAAAAATTGGGTGAAGAGTATTTTATTGAAGGTGAAGCTACGGATATCTCTAACCGTAAGTTGCTTGCTGGCCCTGTAGATGAGTTATCTGAACAAGAACAAGTCAAGTTAGAAGAGCATTACGGTGCAAAACGCAACACCAGAGAGTTTTTTACTCAATTAAAAGATGATGTTATTCGTGCTACAAACGAAGGTATTGGCATTATTGATAGTGCAATTCGAGATATCATTGCCAAGATTCAAGCTGGGGTTTTAGCCGTAGCAATTATCTTTAATCCTGCCTACATGAGTGAAGGCAACTATTTCATGATGCCTACCAAAGAAAGGTCGGTCAGGATTGAACAGGTCAGAGCTGAAGTTCCTGCCGAAGCAGAAGGTATGTCAGAGGCTGGTAAACATGCTTACTCGATGATTGCACCTGCACAAAGTGGCACTAAGTACTTTACGATTGTTGACAAACCTACTGCAACAGCGTATGTCTTTAACCCAGATGGTAGTTTAAAGATCTCAAGAAAAGTATTGTTAGGTAAAGCGTTTGGCGATTCTTATGTTGGTCAAGTTCAATTTGAACAAAATAGACAGACTCCAGCAGGAATGTTTACCATTAATGCTGAAAAAGGTAATCTGCGTGACTACGATGGCAAGACTATCTACACATTAAGTGGTGATAAAGGTGCGTTCCATGTGGCTGTCATGCATACGGTCTATACTAAAGAGTCAGATGGTAAAGCTAGATTAAATGCATTGACTACTCCTGGTGCTGCCGACTCTCGTTATTCGCATGGCTGTATCAACGGCACTCCTGAGTTTATGCAGTCCATCAACGATGAGAAGATGGATCAATCTCATATGTTTGTTGTGCCTGATAATCAGGCTAAAGTTGATGATTTCTTGGCAAACAATGTTCCTAAAGATGACTTGGATCGCATGGAAGTCAAGCCAGTTGAAAGACAGGTTGTAGAAGAGCGTGAACAGCAAAAAGTGGTTAGTGGTGCACAGCAAGATTTATTAGCGACTAGAGAAGAAGAAATCAAAGCCCCAAAGACGCAAGCAGAAATTAATCGTGAACGCCAACAGGCTAAAAAAGCAAGCCAAGAAACGCCTGAAGAAGATTATCGTGGAACATTTACAGATAACCTTGATGAACGCAGATTTTTCAAAGAAGAAAGTTTATCCAATAAACAACATGCTTCTGAACAGGCTCGCAAAGTAAAAACTTCTATTACCAAAATTTTAAGACAAATGGTAAAGGGTAACTTTGGTATTGATACCCAAAGAGCACTTACAGAACTTTTATCTGAAAGAACCATTACCAATATAGAAAAGAAATATGCTAGGGTAAGAATTGATTCTGCCGATGCATTCTTGGCTAATGCTATTCGTGATGCTGAATTGCATAGAGCTTATCCAAAAGATGAACGTTATGGTCTAAAGCCAGAGGTATTGGCTGTAATTAAAGAAGTTAATCGTAGATTTCCAAATGTTTTAGATGGCTTAAGGTTAAGCATTAAGAAACCCAATGAACGTGGATCAACAGGTAACTTTGCACCATTATCAAGAATAGTGACGTTATATAAAGACACATCAGGCACATCAGAGCCTAAAACATTTAGACATGAAATTATGCACTCACTTGAGCAGATGATGCCAGATGATGTGTACATGAAAGTTATTAATAACTGGGCTAAGTCTTTAGCGAAAGCAATTGAAAACTATACAGATAAAAAACATCAAAAATATTTTGATGCTGTTTTAGATTATGTCAATAATCCAAATGAGCAAACATATCAAAAAGCAAAAGATGCTTTGCCTAATTACAACATGTATCAATACATTAATCCTTCTGAGTTCTGGGCGGTTAATGCTGAGAAACTGTTTGGGCAGAAGCTAGGCGGTCGTTGGGAAAACTTTAAACGAGCCGTACAAAAACTATTTGAAGGATTAAAGAGTGTCTTTGGTTTTGATAATCGTTATGGTGTGCATGTGGCGTTTGATCGTTTATTCAAGGGAGATCTTGAGCGTGGCGAGAGTAGACGTATGCTGGTGGATTATCTGTATCGTAACAATATAACCAAAGAAACCATATTAGAGAATGTAGATTCAGATGAAATTAATGAATTGTCTGAGAAGCATGGCATCAATGAGCCACCAGAAAAATTATCGCCATCTGTTGTAGATTGGATTACAGGTGGTAAACAATATGTAAAAAATCTAAAAAATAATTTAAAAGAATCACCAAGAGGCGTAGCTGTTCAGATGACTGGTAATCTGGATAATGCATTGCTTGGCTTTAGAATCAAAACAACTGACTTTACGGCAGGTCTTGCAGCTGCCGATGCTGAAAAGTATGGTCGTAAGTTAGAAAACGGCATGAACCAAGCGATTGCTGCAGTAGCAAGCAATCAAGCATTAAGAGCAATTCGTATAGCTTCTAGGGTTGTGGCCAGAGGAAAATTGGTATTTGATCCTCAATGGCAAATGTTTAGAGCTCAAGAAGACAAGCATTCAATGGCAAACATTTTCCGATTAAGAAAAGAATTTGCTAAACGAGTTGGTAAATCAGAGGCTAAAAAAGCAATTCAGGGTTTCTTTGAGGCATTACGTTCTAAGAGTATTATTCAAGAGTATGTAGATAGACAAGCCGATTTAGAAAAATACTTAGCAGAACAAGCTGATCCAACAACTAATGCTAAACGCCAAGCTAAATTAATTAAATTAATTAATGAAGCTCAAGATGATTTGAAAAACGTAAGTATTGCATTAGAAAAAGTTAGATTGAGTGATGATGCTATTTATGACTTAATTAAGATGGGTGAAAAACATCCAGAGTTAGTGGAGATTCGTAAGAATTGGAATGCTATTAATCAAAATATGATTAATATGATGGAGTTTGCCAGCATTATTAGTGAAGAACGTGCCAATACTTTGCGTAATATCAAGGACTATGTTCCTTGGAATCGTATTATGGATGAGCAAAAAGATGCTCGCAATCCTGTTTGGCTATATACCTCTAAAGGCGTACGAAACGTCAATAGAGAACCAATTTTTAGACGAGGAGCAACGAACAGGGATATTGATGACATCATTGATAACATGACGCACAACGTCATGATGATTACTCGCAATGTCATTAAAAACTATGCTGCTAATCGTATTGCTCAGGAGTATGCGGAGCGTGATGAAAATGGCAAAATTAAAACTTACCCAGCTGAAGATTTTAGTAAAGGTATTGTTAAAATTTTAGTCAACGGACAAAAAGTTAATGTCAAGATTCTTGATATGTATGTGGCTCAATCCGTTATTGGTGCTGAGAATGTTCAAATTCCACTTAATGGTATTATGTCGTTCTTTGCAAACCTTGCAAGAAGAGCGATTACTTTAAGCCCTAAATTCCAAGTTAAACAAGCATTCCAAGATGCGTTTACTGCGGCTATGGTTACTGGTGTTAAAAACCCTGCTGCTTTGTTAGGGAATGTCTTTGTATCGTTTGCCAAAGGGTTAAATCCCAACGATGAAGTCATTAATACATTAAAAGATTTTGGTGTGGGCGGTTTTTCTGGCATATCTAGAACACAACAAGGGCGTTACTCTCAAGAAGTTGGCATGTTAAATGATAATCGTCTTTCTCAATTAACTGGACTACTTGACCATATTGCTGATGCTTCTGACTATTCACAGCGTATGGCCGCTTACAATCGAGTAATGGCTGAGACTAATGGTGATGTGCGAGCTGCGATTCTTGCTGCGACCAATGTGATTGACTTTGAAAAACATGGTGCTGGCATAACAATGCAATTTTTAAATCGTACCATTATGTTTATGAATGCTTATGCCCAACAGATCGATGTATTAACTCAAGCGTTAATGCTCAATCCTAACGGTGGTCTGCGTGGCATTGATCGTCAGCAAGCTTTAATTCGATTAGGAACAGCTGTAGCAATGATGGCTGGTATGACATTGCTTTATACATCTTGGGCTGGTGATGACGATGAGTATCAAAAGACAGATGACCGTACTCGTATGCGTAACATTATTCTTCCTAAAGGCAAAACTGGCTTTGATCAAACTTATTACATTCCAATTAATACTTCAGCCTCATTCCTGGTCAAAGGCATGATTGAGATGTTACATAACAAATATATTAATGAATCATTTAAAGATAAGATTGATGGCACAAGATTTCGTTCAGCCATGTTAAAAGGATTTGTTGATTCTATGTTAGGACCTTTGACTTCTGGACCAGTACCAACAGCGTTCAGAGCACCTACTGAAATTATATTGAACCATAACTTTTATACTGGTGGTAAGGTAACTCCAGACAGTATGAAGAACTTAGCAGCATTTCGACAATTCAATGCCAATACATCTGAACTGGGTAAATACATTAGCAGAGCTACTCAGAATCCATTAGATCCAGAACAAAGAATGTTAAACCCAATGGAAGCAGATCATGTCATGCGTGGCTTAGGAGGTTCTGTATCAGCTGTTGCCATGTATTTATCTAATATGTTATCTGGCAATCATCCTACGCAAGATGACCGTAAGAATCCATTGTATGGAGACTTTATTGCACCTGAGATTCCAAAAGGTAACGAAGAGTTATTCTATGACCTTAAATCTAGGGCTGAAGTAGCTCATGACACAATGACAGATATGTATCGAAATCAGCATACAGAAGAGGCTCAGAACTGGCAAAAAGCTCATGAAGGATTAATTAAAGCTTATGGATTTACAGAAAGTGCTGGTAAGTCTTTAGCAGCATTAAATAAAGAAATTCAAAGAACGGCTGACCTTCCAGAGGCTCAGATGACTAAAGAACAGAAAAAAGCCAGAATGATTGAACTGCAAAAAACAAAACAGATTATTCTTGATAAGACAATCGAGTTTAGAAAGTTAGCTGGACTGTAACCATACCTTTGACCTCATCGGTAAACTGAAAGGTAGGCAAGAACTGTCTATCGTTAATCTTAAGGGCATCAGCAACACCATCGAGTCCAGCTTTAATGCTGGCTACCATATTATCTGCATCCCTATGGCGTTTATCAGGTGGATAGAACGTCACCGTAATAGGGATTTTCCCATCGGTTGATACTTTGACCTTGGATTCCAGCGTTAACACCCAGCAAGTATGCCTATACGCTTTCTTATGTTTTGCTTTCTTAGCCCAATGAAGGTTAGCGTTGGGGGATAATTCTTTTGGTGGCCAGGGCAGATAAATTATTTTCATAGTAGATGTAATTAAATGGGTACAATCTATTGACATGATTCATTATATCATGCAAACTATAGTCTGATTAACTGCTAGGAAAATCAAAATGAATGTCCCTTACACCACGAAGACTGGTTTAAAGATTGGCTTACGTTACCAAGAAGAAGGTATCAGAATGCCTATCGATGATCCAGATATGTTGTTTTTACAAACCATGCTCATTTGCCCTAAAGCAAGAAGACAAGAGAAGCTTGATGATTTAGTTTACAAGTTTGCTGTTGTTATTTTGCTTGGCATTATGTTTTTTAAATTTATCTTTCGCTAGGAGAAGATATGGAATTTACACCAGTACAAAATGAAATACTCAGGGCTGTCTTTAAATCAATGGATGAAGAGTTAGGTATCAAGCCATTGACTGAAGAACAGATGAAGATATTTAACTTAAAGCTTGATGAGGTTATCCATGAAGATCACGAATAAATTTAATCTTCCTGAGACCTTTGTTAATGTTCTCAAGCGTGATCCTTACACCAAAGGTAAGGCTCATCTGTCAGTAACACAGTTAATTAATAGTCCAAAGGTTGTTGCATTAACGAAGAAGTACGATAGTTTGCTTGAGCAGGATGTATCTGAGATGATTTGGCCACTCTTTGGTAAGGCGATGCATTCGATTCTTGAGGATGGCAAGGCTGAGAATCACATTATCGAGCAGCGTATCCATTCAGAAATTGAAGGATGGAATATCTCAGGAGCGATTGATTTGCAGATTATTAGCAATCAAGGCATCAGCATTCGTGACTATAAGACTACAGGAGTTTGGTCGGTCATGAATGAAAAAGCTGAATGGGAATATCAATTGAACTGTTATGCCTGGCTAGTAGAGAAGGTTAAAAAGATTCCTGTGGTTGATCTTGGTATTACGGCTATTCTGCGTGACTGGAAAGCAAGAGAGGCTGAACAGAAGGCTGGTTATCCTGAAGCACCTGTTAAAGATATTCCTGTGGTTCTATGGTCAATGGAAGAGCGTGAAGAGTTTATTAGGGCACGGATTGGATTACATAGTGCTTGTGACTTTGCAATGGAAACAGAAACAGAATTACCTGACTGCACACCTGAAGAGATGTGGGAGAAATCAGCAGTCTGGGCAGTCACAAAGATTGGTGGTAAACGTGCTCATTCCCTATATGAAACGGCAGAACAAGCGATTGCTGCCTGTACTGAGTTGGGGGATAAGTATGAAATCGTAGAGCGTAAAGGCGAAAGAACTCGCTGTGAATCATATTGTGCTGTTAACCAATGGTGCAATCAATATCAATCTTATAAGGAGAAATTAAATGAGTCTATTTAAAGGTGTTTGGGATAAAAATTTGGAAGAAGCAAAAATTATTTTTAGTGATGATTTTTTATCGGCACATAGAGTTTTTCAGTTGGATGCGTTGCAAGATGCCATTTTTGAACTTAAAAATAAATACATCGAAATTTTAGAGGAGAAGTAAATGGTTTATCAAAAACTAATTAAAGCAAGGAATATGCTCCGTAAGTTAGAGCTGAAGAAGTCAGGGCATAACAAGTTTGCAGGTTATAACTACTTTGAGCTTGGCGATTTCTTGCCTTATGTTCAGGCAATATTCGAAGAAATAGGGCTTTGTGATGTTATTTACTTTGACAAAGATATGGCTTATATGAATATCTTTGATACAGAAGATGGATCGTTTGCATTGTTTACTTCACCGATGGGTTCTGCCCAGTTAAAGGGTTGCCATGAAGTGCAGAATATTGGAGCAGTAGAAACATATCAAAGACGTTATTTGTATGTAACTGCAATGGCTATTTCTGAGCATGATCCAATTGATGCCACGATGAATCCCAATGATTCTCACCTTAACAATGCAAAGGTGACAGAAAAACCTACTGAAAACAAACATTTACAGTTCCAAGTTGGCGAAGAAAAAGTAACTTTGAAAGCTGTTCCTAGAACAGAACCTAAGATGGTCAGCAAGATTACAGGCGATAAGGGTGAGTTTCAAATCATTATTGATCCACCACCAGAGGGAGATATTAAAGACTGGTTAGGGTTGGTTCAACAAGCTTCTCATATGTTATTGGATTTATGTGAGAAGGAGGCAGATGTGATGGCCATATTTAGAAAAAACAAAGTTCTATTTGATACGGTCAAAGCTAAGGATCCTGAATTCTTTGCAGGAATGATGGGTAAATTTACGTTAATGAGAGAAAAGCTGAAGGAGAAGAAGTAATGGCATATGAAAATAAACCACAGACAGGGAGTCTGTTTCCTAATCAAAAAAAATCAGAAAGTCATCCTGATATGAAGGGTGATGTGTATTTAGATAAAACATTTCTAATTGAGATGATGGATAAGTCAAAAGGAAATTTAGTGAAGATTTCTTTGGCGGCATGGAAAAAAGAATCTTCAAAAGGGCTTAAGTATTTGTCAATGACATTATCTGAGCCATATGAAAAACCTGCTAACAATAACCCATGGGAGTAATCATGACTGAAAAACGCAGAGGTAGACCAAGAAAGATTAAAAATAATAAAGCAAATATGGCTATTGATCTTTTAAAACAAATGGCTATACATGTTCCAATCAATCAAGAAACATTTAATGAAGCCGTAGAAAAAATGGTTGCCGAAGATAAAAAAGTGGATTGGGAAGAACTGGCGAAGAAACAAGAGAATCAAATGCAAGTGTTGCGTAATGAAAATGAAGATCTTGCCAAGATTTGTGTGGATCGTTGGGAAAAGATTCAAGACAAAGAAAAGATTATTAAATACTTGGAGGGCAGAATTGAAAACCTTGCAATTCGAAGCCGTTAAGGTTGCTCTCAAGCAAGATAAGACTGGCTACGTTTTAACATTGTCTATGCATCCTGACGAGATTCCTGAAGACCTGATGCGTGACTATGTTGGGGCAAGATATCAATGTGTCCTAGTCAGGCTAGATGGCAATGAGCAGCCAATGGATAAAGAGCAAGAGTTTGCTGGTGATCGTGCTGTTCGTATTGCTGGCTTGCTTGGGCGAGATCCTATTTTTTGGAAGTATCTGTATGACCAGGAACAGATTTTTGATGAGAGTGGCGAAGAAGCAGTTGAGTATATTCGCAACTATTTGAATCTTGAATCAAGGTCAGAGTTAAAGACTAACCGAGAAGCACAGATACTATTAGATAAACTTTATAGAGAGTACCAAGCATGGATACAAAAAAACTAGTACCGTATTCTGTTTACCTGCCAATTGAACATCATACTAAGTTAAAAGAGTTTGCAAAAGATCGTCAAGCTTCTGCATTAATTCGTGATGCAATTGGTATGTTGGTAGATGGAACGGATGTATTTAGGACAGGCTATAACAAAGGCATTAGAGATGCAGCCAAAGTTATTTATGACTGTGAGGAAGCCCAGATGATTGCCATCAAAGGTAAAGACTTGGGCGTTGTTTTATCAGATCGCATTAAAGAGTTGGAGGTCAAATGAATATTAAGCCACACCCAATGAGCAAGATTAAGAAAGAAGAATGGATTATTTTGCGTTTATTGTATTTGATTGTGTCGCTTGATCCTACGATGGTGCGTGTCAAAGATGTTGAACGATCTATTAAGTATATAGATAAGAAATACAGAAACATTGAAGGTTTTTCTATTGTCCAGGCGTTTAATCTCCTGAAGAAAGAACATGGCAAAGAGGATACCTTTAACGATATTGGTATTACTTTGATTAGTAATTTGCAAAAACAAGTAAATGTTCATCGTGAGTATATTGATGAAGAACAGAAAGAATTTATGCAGCGTAGAGTATTTGGTGTGCAATACCATCCACAATCTACGAAGAGTGCCATAGTGCAAGACATCATTGATGCAGAAAATATGAGATTAGGAACTCAAAATGGATAATAAAGAATTTATTAATAAGGTATTAGAAGAAGATCGTAAGAAAGAAACTGATCCATCAAGGATTATTGCATTAGAGATCTTCAACTTACTAGCACCCAAAGCCGAGCAAGAAGCCAGCGTGATTCTAGCTGGTGTATCAATGGTTTTGGCTACGATGGCAGTTGAGATGGGAATCGAAGAAGAGAAAGCCGTTTATGCGTTTAGAAGGTCTTATGCGAATGCTCATAGGCGTTTAAAACAATTAATCAAACAGGTGCACTAATGTATATTGCTAATGCAACAATTGAAAGTACAATGCTTGGCATAGAAGACCATGGAATTATGTCATTTAGTTTAACGCTTATATATGGTGGTGGTTATGGACAAGGCTTTGGTGGATATGCTTTAGATGGCAAAGGCGGAGAACAAGGACATGCTAAGAGCATTCTATGTATTCGAAAGATTATTGAAACAGTTGGTGTTGAAAAATGGGAAGATTTGCGAGGTAAATATATTCGAATAAAAAAATCATCCGAACATACAGGCACTATTGATGAGATAGGAAACATTATGGATGAAAAATGGTTCAACATTAAGGAGTTTTGGCAATGACAAAAAAAATGAAAGCATTTCCACAAAGAGTAAGTACCGAATATCAATATCAAGTTGAACATGGCATGGATTTAAGAGATTACTTTGCTGCTAAAGCTATGCAAAAAATGATATGGGAAAAAGGTCAAGACTTAGAAAATGCAAAAGACTGTTATGTAATAGCAGATGCCATGATGAAAGCAAGACAAAATGACTGAACAAGATCAAGAGCATACCAAGATACTCTTTGCCATAATGATTACTAATGGCTTATTGTCCAGGCTAGATCCAAAAGAAATTGATCCTGTGGACATCTGGGAGCTGGCAGATGCATTAATGGAAGCAAAGAATCATGTATCTGCTGGTCTTCCTCCAATTAAGAGAAGGAGAAGGCATGAGTGATAGAAGATATTGCTCTTCCTGTGTAACCTATCAGCCAGTAGAAGGTGGAATGTTAGTAGATACGGCAAACAAAAGTGTAAGAAGATGGAAGTGTGCAACATGTTTAAAAAAATTAAGTGAACGAAAATTGCAATCAAGAGGAAAAAAATGAAAACATTTGCTTTATTGGTATCGGTTAGCCTTTGTGGTTGGATTATTTTCTTTACCGAACTTGCTCGTAAGGAAGCAGTGTATGACTGCCATATGGTTAGTTACCCTATGGCGATTGATGTCCCTAAAGAAGTTATTGCACAATGCAGACAGAAAGGAATATGGGTGGTGAAATGAAAGAAAGGTTATGGGATTTTTTGGGTGATGCCGTAGATATTGTTGGAGGAATAATTTTATCTGTATTACTTGTGGTTTCATTGTTTTGTGTTGTTGGTGGACTTATTTATTGTGCTTGGCTTTTATTATTAAATCCTCAAGATAAAGAAGCACGTAGGCAGGCTGAAATAGCCGAAGCTACACCACATAAGTACGCAGAAGTTGATGGTTGTACTGTTTACACATGGTATGCAAATGGTAGGAATCATTACTTTACGAAATGCCCAACAAAAGTAACAACAGAAAGTAGGTACAGTGAATATTGTGGTAAGGCTTGCAGCAAAGAACGTAGTGAAATAATTGAAACGGAGAGATAAATGACAGACGAACAAATGAAAGAGTTGGCTGAACTGCGTGTAGCCATACAAGATTTAAAGTATCAGTTGATACAAAAGCATGACTTGCGTGAACTTACTGATGAGGAAATATGCAAACTGTGGGCAGAATCACATGAAGACAGTATTGCTATGCAACAAGGATTTACTACCCAACAACATTATTTTGCACATTTAATACTAAAGAAAGCGAGTGAGAAATGAGAACAATTGCACCAACAAATAGATTGCGTTTTGTTGAAAGAGTAATTCCTAGCCATGATGTTGAGGCAGGTTACAAAGTAAAAATACTTCAACAGTGGTGGAATTATCAAATATTATCAGACAATTCTGGTTGGATTCCTATTGAGGGTGGTGAATGGCGTGACGTACCTTTAGAAAGCGAGTGAGAAATGACAGAAGACCAAGAAGTTAGAGAATGGATGGGTTGGTATCTAGAAAAGCCAATAAATGTTTATGAAGTTTATGGCGATGCACTTGAATTTACGGCAGAAGAAAAATCTATGACTGCAATACTAAAGAAAGCGAGTGAGAAATGAGTCATTACGGCAAATGTAAACATGGCATTTATTTAGGGGGTTGTCGTGAATGTTTTCCTTTGCCTAAATTAACAAAAGTTGGGGAAGAACTTATTCAAGAATTAGTAGAGTGTTTTAATGAGGATAAAGAAATGACCGCAAATGAACTAGCAGATTTAAATGAATGGTCTTGTTGTGCTCAAAGTAAACAAGTTTCTGCCATGCTACGTCAACAAGCCAAAGAAATTGAAGAGTTAAAAGAACGCTTAGAAGAAACTCGTCAGTTGTATTTAAAGCAATTAGCCATCACCCATTCTGACACCCAATCACACCCAATTGAACCAGTGGCAATGCGTTATGACTTTGATGGATATGGATATATGTATATTGACTCAGGTTCAGGAAGTGATTGGCAAACAAGAAAAAAGGGTGAATTCCTTTACACCAAGCCATTCTTTAGTCAAAAACCTGTTGCTATGATGGTTAAAATGGATGGGTTTGATAAACCTGAGTTTACTACAATTTGTGGTTCTGCTGCGTTAAAACATCCTAACTATACTGCATTGTATGACCACCCAATGCGTGAACTAAGTGATGAGGAAATACAAGATTTATGGGCGGAGATGGATTGGAGTGGACATCCTGAACTTGAATTTGCGAGAGCAATACTAAAGAAAGCGAGTGAAAAATGATATTAACTGGATTTTTATTTGCTATTGGTGCAACACTTGGAACATTATTAACTTGGGTTACAATCAGCAAAATTGAACAAATGTATTCCGATTGGCAATACAAAAAGCGTTGGGATGCAATTAAAAAGAAAGAGAATGAGAAATGACTTTAAATGACCTAATTAACAGGCTTGAGCAAATGAACCAAAACCATACATCAATTGGTTGGGAAACACTACAATTTGTAGCACCTTTGCTACGTCAACAAGCCCAAGAAATAGCAATGCTTAAACAAATCATTGATGCAAACAATTTACAGTTAAATATTGGACAGTTGAAAAAAGAACTAGCACTACAAAGGCTATCTGATTTTAGTCAAGAGATTGAGGATAGGGAATCTGCTATATACGCAACTGGCTATTGGAATGGTATTCAAAAAACCAAAGAAAAGAATGAAACATTAGATACAAGGTCTTATTTGATTGGTAGATACGATAAGCTGCGTGAACTTACTGA